AACTTTGATATAAAGTTATCTTTACCTAGAAGATTATCTGTAACCCATATGAGTCCAGTTTTTAGTAAGTCTAATGGAGCACCAACAAAATCACCAATGACTGCTGAAATACCCTCGTTCAACTTAGTAAATAAACTACCTTCTGTATTCATGAAAGTTTTCACTCCATCAAATATAGAGAATATAATACCGATGGGCTTTAGAATAAATCCAAACAGTTTTGCAAATCCTCCTAAACTTCCTATAACTTTCATAATGCCACCAAATGTTCCACCTAATGCTTTTGTTGCTAACTGTCCTGCGGCCTTAATAGGTTGAAATATTTTAGATACACCACCAATCACAGTTTGCATTATTTTAGAGAAAGATCCTGCTTTTGTTAATTGTCCACCAGCTCCTCGCATTGCTAATAGCTTTCCATCAGCTCCTATTCCAAAAACTCTAAGTAAGCGTGTTCTGAGTCCACTTAAAGCAATAGATATTTGTGATACAATAGATGGAGATTTAAAGAATCTACCTGTTCGTGGATCTCTCAAGAGTGTTCCTTTTGCAGTCAATCCAAAAATTCTAAGAACACCATTTCTTAAACTTTTCATTCCCTTGACTATTGCTGGCCCTATTCCAGATACTCTTGCAATACTTGCTACTGCTTTTGCTTCCCAACCTCTAAGTCCTACAAAAGCTCCAGCTATAGCAGATATACCGGCAATCATTGCTCCTATACCGAATATTTCTAACCCAAACTTATCTTTAAATTCTTCACTAACAGATTTTTCTTTTTTACTGCCCTTTCTTGCGGCTTCTCTCTCTTTCTCAAGTTCAGCACCAGCTTTTAATCTCTCTAATTCAAACTGTGACTTCTGAAGAGAAAACATACTCTTGAGAGACTCAGCAGTTCTTTTTGTAAATGTAGAGATATCAGCTTGTATTGCAGTTTGTGCAATATTTACTTGTGTATTCTTTTCACTAGCCGCTGTCTCTCTTGCTTGTGATGCTCTAGTTTTTCTGATTTCGGGGAGAGCCATTACTTCTTCATTCCTGATTTGTCAAAGGCCGCAAATCCCATGAAAGCACCTACGATACCTGCTTGTGCTAAGTAGAAGAGATTTGATACGTCTGTGAGTAGTTGTATTCTAGAGTCTGGGATCAGAGGAGTAAACATAACAATAGTAAACACTAACATAGAACCCAATGCAACCCAAGCCATGTTTCTTTGATGCATTTGTTTTCTGTTCAATCGTTTGACTTCTTCACTTTGTTGCCAATGTTCGATTTCTGCATCTGACACAACACCATCTTTGTTAGCATCCATGTCATTGTATTTTGAATCTTTTTCTAACTTCTTTGCTGTCATCTTTGTTGTTTCCTTTTTTCTTCTTCTTCCTCTAAATGATTTCTTAATAGTGCAACGTATATGTCACGTTCAAAAGGAATCATATTCTCCAATTCAGTCAAAGAGTATTTATGATGATGCATAAGTGCGAAATTGAGTTGATATAAATTACTTAGCGAATTATGTATCAACCCTAAGTAAAAAAACTCTGTAAGCCCTCCAACTTTATGCTATCTTTCTGTTTACACTCTGGACATGTCCATTCTACTGTATGAGATAGTTTGGGCACATCTTGAAAAAATTTGATAAGTTTACCAAACTGAGTTTGATTTAATTGTTCTAACCATTCAGCTATTTCTTCTTTTGTAAAGTCATTGTACACGTTTTCTTTATCATACACATATTCTATGAAAATTGATAGTGCAGAGAATGCATCGTTTTCAACACCTACAACAGAACTAGAATCATTGATATATGGATATCTAACTTTAACACCGATAGTATCATCTAGCATTAGTTTACCATCAGATATATCTCCTTGTATCTTGATAGTGTCTAAATCTATTTCTAATTTAGTTTTATGTGTACACTCATTAGTCTCATCACTGTGAGATAACATCAATTCTACTTTTTCACCTACTGATTTTCCTCTTAGTTGTAGAAACAGATATTCTATATCAAACAGTGTAAGTTTATCAATGTCTACTGTATCAATAATACAATTAGATAGTATTGTTACTATAGCATTCTCTATTTCTTTTGAGTCTTCGCCTTCTAATGCCATATACAGTATCTTCTCTTCTCTTACAAGAAAAGGCCTGAATTTTATTTTCTGTTTAGTAGAGGGAATCTCCGTCATAAACTCGGGAGAAGCGAGTACTGGTAAAGCCATGATAACTCCTTATTATATCTTTCTTATCAATCCAAATGGTGTTTTAATAGAACCAACTATATCTAATCCTTGTGATAGTGATACATTTCCTATTCCTGGTAATGATGCTGATAGTCCGAATCCGTCTTTTCCAAAAGAGAATCCAAATGCGGCCCCTAATCCAGGTTGACTAACTTTGTTGTATACTACTTTATAATCTCTGTAACCAAAACTTACTTGTTGCTTAACAAGTTCAGCGTTACTCCAAGACATTTGTATAGGCCCTATACCGATAGGATATGCTTCTTGTAGTGTATGTACACTCATCAAATCTCCTGCAGTCCCAAATTGTCTGATTGTGACTGTTCCGACATACTCATCATAGTATGAAGGATTATGTTTGCCGCCAGCTCCTGATCCAAAAGCTCCTGTATTGACTATCTTATCTTGCCATTGCTCAAAGTATGCTCTTTCTCTGAAATCTTCACTCATCAGTATACTCATCGCAACATCTGTATATACAGCTCCATATCCTATCTTTCTGAGAGGGCCATATACTCTATATTCAGCAGATGCAATTGTTCTGCCTGGTATATCTACAGTATCACAACGTAACATTATGTTTCTTTCAATCGCACTTGCTCCAGGGCCAGTCACTTGTACTTCAAAGTGCGATGCTTGTGCAACTCCTGATTTGCTTAACTCTGCTGAAAAGTCATTTACATTAAATGGCATTTCGACTATCTCTCCAAACTGTACTCTTACTTGCTTTCTCAAATCGTTCAACAGGAAGAAAGAGAGCGATATCCCACTCAGTAGCATTAATCTCTATAAAACGTGAGCGAACATTTGATGTAAGGTATTTCTTGTATGTTGGTTTAAACTCTTTATATTTAGTTGCGGCCTTTAATACATTATAATTTAATTTAAGTCGTGTGCTTTCATCATAGCGTTGATTGCTTGATGTTTCGTATAATGCATCCATCAATCTAGCACGTAGACGATATGGAAGATAGTGCATGTTGATTCCGTCAAAACTACCTCGTGACTGGCCAACTTTGAATATGAGTGGGAATCTGTCATAGTAGGGCAGTTTTGCTTTTGTTTTGGGATCATAGAAGAAGAAGTACATTCCCCCTAATGTTGCTCTGTTAGTAAATCGACTCTTATCACGTACTATCTGTGACGCTCCTTTGTCGCCTTTTACACTTGATGTACGTGCTTGATTACGAAACCATTCTCTTGATTGTTGTGTACGTGCAGGAAGTTGCCCTTGTCGAACTCCCTTTAGTAGTAAATCGTCAAAAACTGTTGCCATTTTTAAATAGTTCTTTCTCTGTGAGTATCATAAACTTCCAATTTCTGTCTTTACAATACTCTATTGTTGCTTCCCATTTACTCTTATTTATGCTCCATGTCTTGACTTCGTATAAATACTTCTTAGTTATGTTTCTTTGTGGATTCGGCTCTTTAGTCTCTTTATAAGGCTTTACTTCGATAACTATTGTCTCTTTTTCATTATGTTTGTTGAGTACTTGAATAAGAAAGTCAGGATAGTAACGATGATAGCGATTGTCTAACGGAGACTTATATGGTATTACTAACTCTTCAGATGCCCACTTCAGTACGTTGGGATTCTGATCAAAGTAAATCATACAGTTTCGCTCCCACAGAGAACGATAAATAATTTTTGTAGGATCACCTTTGTACTTCTTTGAGAACTTGGGTGAGAACTTGCCTTTATAACTCATAAGGATATGTATAATGCCGATCACAATAGGTAACGGAAACATCAATCTCAACTCAGATGCACTAGACAACATTAAAGCGATTAGTGATGTTAAGGGGAAACTTGCAAAGACAGGTATTCAGTTTGACGGCAGTAATGTACGTATATCAGCAAGAGAAATGTTTCTCAAAAAAGTGACACAGAGAGGAATCAAGGGCCAACTCGCTTCTCTATTTTCGTCTAAAGGAGCTTCTGGCCTCACGTTTCCAGCGGACCTAGACGATGATCATTATATCATAATGAATATAGTAAAGAGAAATAATCAGACAATTCGTGAAGCAAAAGGAAAAGATGAGATACTACAATCAGTCGTGCTACCCATTCCTGGGAATCTAGCAGTAGCATATGCGGCCCAATACGAAAGCACTGGACTTGGTATACTAGGAGCGATGTCAGCAGGACGTATAGGGGGAACAACACTTAAATCGGGCGTCAAAGATGCAGTGAGTCAGATATCAAATAAAGTAAAGAGTGTAAACTCTGATTCGCAGAGTGTAGGGGAACTTCTAGCAATCGGAGGAGTTGCGGCCGCTACAACAGGAATTGGAGCTAAGTCAATGCTTGGGGCCGCTCTTATCGGTGCTGGAGGAATCTCAAGCGTAGTGACAGGACAATTACTACAAGCAGGCCTCGCTATCAATCCTCATCAAGCACAAGTCTTTCGTGGAGTAGATTTTCGCAGTCATCAGTTTGACTATAAGTTTGTAGCACGGAATCAAACAGAAAGCAACACACTTCGTAGCATCATCACAGCATTTCGTCAAGCAATGCTCCCAGGAAACGCAATCGGCAGTAGCGAGGGCAGTGCAGGCCTTGCATTTACGTATCCAGAAGAGTTTACACTATCATTCGCTCCTGGTATTGCAAGCTATCTCTATAGCATAGGCCGTTCAGTACTGACTACGATGAATATCACGTATAACGGAGAAAACATTCCGATTTTTTTCGAACAGACACAAGCTCCAGTCTCAATCACTATGAGTTTAACATTTCAAGAGACACAAGTATTAACAAAGAGTGGATTTAACTCATACGAGAACGCACAGACTAATCTAGGTGCAACAACTGATGCAAACGAAGCAATACTTCCATCTCATATAACAGGCCCATAACATGAGTAATTACTTCACATTCTTTCCTACAATACAGCATGATTTGAAAGACGAGAACAAATCAACTGAATTAACAAACATTCTAAGACGATTTCGTGTAAAGCCTAAGACAAAGAGCATGACAAGCGTGTATTATGACTATACAGTACAAGAGGGTGATAGGCCTGATACAATCGCAGACAAGTACTATGGGAGTTCAAAGCTTAGTTGGATAGTGTTACATTACAACGATATCACTAATCCATACTATGATTGGCCACTATTTGGGCGAGAGTTCACTCAGTATATCATTGATACGTATGGTTCTGTCACAAGTGCTACAAGTACTGTAAAACACTATTATAAAATACTTGCTGAAGAAAATGTGCTTTTTAATGGGGTTAAGCAAGCGAGAGAAGAGATACGGATTGATTTAAAAACATATAATAGTCTATCAGGTACCCCAAATTTAAGACGATCAGAAACGCAGTATGAGTACGAAGAAGCTCAGAACGAGAAGAGAAGACGTATAAAGATACTTGACAGGCGCTATGCGAATCAGTTAATTAAAGAACTAGCATCGGTACTAGACTAATGGACGCTAAAGCAACAGGCCTTAACACTATGAGCTATCGTTTCCCAGGAGACTTTACGTTAGCGAATCTAGACTACGTGAATAGAGATGGGGAAGTCTTTGCACTGAACATGATGTATACAGAGATCAATGTGCATCAGTGTCTATACGAGCCCTTTATGAAAATAGAGATAGCAATCAACGACTCAGCAGGCTTTATCAATGAGCAACCACAATCAGTAGTAGGGGGAGAGGTTATCTATCTTGCTTTCAAGACTAGTGATTCGGAAATGGAAGTGATTCGTTTAGCTTTTCTTGTGAACAGTATACTATCTAGAAGACGTACAGACATAGGCCGTGAGCAGTATATCATAGAGGGTTATTCTGCTGAACACTTTATGTCTATTGATAAGAAGATATCACGAGCATATGGATATCCAAGTGGCCTTAAGATATCTGAGATAGTACAGAGTATACATGATGAGTTTATTAATACGGAAGTGATTCGAAACATATATCGCTTCTTATCACAAAACGAAAGAAAAGTCAACAAAGAAAATTATTCTGTTGTACGAAATGACTTGACAACTGGCCTTCATCGATGTACATTGCCGAATGTAAATCCTATTCAAGCGATTCGTTATTTACAGAAGAGTGCAGTAGGTTCTGATACTGCGAGTCTTTATTACTACTATGAGAACTTTAAAGGATTCCATTTTAAAAGCTTAGAACAATTAGTGATAGAAGAGCCTGTGTTTGATGAGTATGAGTATTATCCTTCTGCGTTTAATACTGATTCGTATGAGAGTGGCCGTAATGCTTTCTTTATCAAAGAGATGGAACGTGTGAAAGATGTAGACATGACTGCGAACATGACAGCTGGACTGTATGCTTCTACTATGATTGAGATAGATCCTTTACGTAAGGACTTTAATCGAATCGAATTTAATTATGAAAACGAATCATTTGAAACATTAAATAAACTCAAAGTTCCAGGTGGTGCTAAGAAAGATGCAATGATTCATATGAAGACATCACGAAGAGGCCATGATACTGATTCGTTTTTTAGTAGCGAATCACCTAAGTCTAGTAGAGATGTATTAAAAGATCAGAAGAGGGCCTCTTACTTCAGACAAATAACAAACAATGTGATTCGCTTGACATTGTATGGAAACTCTGATATAAATGTAGGAGATACAATTCAATGTATATTTCATAACGCAACATCCTATGAAGCAGGAAAAGAAGAAGATAAATATACAAGCGGAAAGTATTTAATTACAGATGCACGACATAAGATTAGTAAGACAGACTACTTGACTATTATAGAGTGTGTCAAAGATACAGGAACAAAAGAGAGACAGATGCATAGCACACGTTCAAACACTACTACTACACCAACGACTAGTACACCGAGCGTTGCAAAGAAAAAAACAAATGCGTCTAGGGGAGCTATGCAAGTCAGATGATATTATCACTTTTTGAGTTCATGAATTTAAATAAGTATCAAGAACTAGAAGAAAAATTAATAATTTTTTCCGGAGGTAAAAACTATGGCCAAGTTGTTTTTATGGCTGGCGGTGCTGGTTCAGGTAAAGGTTTTGCGATTAAGAATTTCATGCAAGGAGAGAAATTTAAAGTACGCGATGTTGATGAGTGGAAGAAGGCTCTTATCAAGCTTGCGAAAATAAAAGGAAATGAAAAAATTTCCGGACTAAATTTACGTAATCCTGAAGATGTCTTTAAACTTCATGTTATTGTAAGAGAGAAAGGCATTAAAGATAAAACACTTGACATGCTTTTAAATGGTGCTAAGAAAGATAGGCTACCTAATATACTCTTTGATATCACGATGAAAGATAGTAGTGATA